ATTCGGCAAGAAATAAACCTTTCTGGAAACCTTATTGTCCTTCACGAATTCCCTCGCATACAACAATTTGTCTCCAAGACGGAAAAGTGTTTTAAAATCCTCCTCCGGGAATATCTTCCCCACCGGATAATTGTTGCACTTGACTGTCACCTTGTTGTATCCCGGAAGAATATCCAAGGAGTGACCGGAACCGGCAAATCCTATATCTTGCACTATCAGGCTGTTCACACCCACCTCTTCCTTAGCCGCTAATGATAAATCGTACTTATTGTATGTTCCCTCATGGTCTATATCAACAAAATAAAGCTCTCCTTTCCAGTCTACACAAGTCCAATTTAAGAACTTACAAATTTCCTCCAATACTTCTTTTAGCTTCATGGGTTTACCGTCTTCGTCGAAAAAATCCTGCTCGCTGATGAGCATCTTTTCGAGAACATTCTCACTGGACGCATACTGATTTGCACCGGACGCATACACATGAGGTATATATACTGAGGCGTAGTTACCCCCAGACTCCCCTATACAGCGTTTCAATAAGTACCATAATGAAACAAAGGATTTTTCCTCGGCATTGATAGTGTAATCCAAGTATTCTAACACCGACATGGCAGACATGCATTCTATCTCCAATGAGAACAAATTAGAAGAATAATCCTGAGTATAAAGTTCCGGCTTAACATATCCGCACCATTCTACTACACCGTTTCTTTCCAACGTGACACGAAATTGTTTATAATCAGTAGAGAACATCGTACGCAGATAATCACTACCAACAACCTCTATTGTGGCAGTGGAGAATCTCGAAGGAGTATATAAAAACTCTTCATTTGATATTTCCACAACAAACGGATTAGCTCCAGCCACTAATTCCGTGCTTTCTCCGTCATATCCTTCCTTTTCTATTTTAACAACATAAGACACCTCTTCCAACGAGGCGAACGGTATGGTATAAATCAGTCCGTAACTCATAATATCGGCTTTTTCCCTTGTGATTTCAATTCATTGTTTATCGCGAGAATGAGGTCCTTTGCCCGAACCCTGGTGGTCACTGTCGACGACAAGCTTTTCGCACCTCCAATATTACCGGAGTTTATCGCCTTGAAAAGGTTGGACTGCTGACGCTGGTTCAGAATCATTTCCCCGGAGTTTACACGGGCTAATATTTTGTCTCCTGAGGTTGGGCCACCTGTAATAATACCACCTTGGGCAAATTTGGGAACCATCGAAGCCGCGGTCTGTATCATTGCCGTCATTGCTGCAATCTGCGCGGCGGCAAGTCCTGCCCCAGCAAAAGGAATACTGGCATAGGCTGCTGTACTTTTTGCGGCCATTTCTGTTGCCGCTGACTCTGTTTTTCTTCTACTTGCTTGAATTTCACTCTCTGCCGCTATTTCATTTGCCGCTACTTCCGCGGCTTTTGCGGCAACAGTTTTAGTCACTTGCTCCTCTGGCGATTCTTGCCCTTTCGCCCCTGATAATTTTTCGCTGATTCGTGCAATTGACTCTACAGTATGTATAACCGACAGTATGGAATCCACTGTATTTGTCATGGCATTCCATATTGCCATTATCTGTTCCCAAGCAGTAGCGTCAACGTCGTTCATAACATCACGCAAGTTTTCAAACGCACTTACTACACGGTCGGAAGAACTTGCCACATCCTTAATTCCGGAATACAAACCCTCATTCAGTTCTTTCGTGAAATCCTTGACATCCTGCCTGACCTGAGCTATTTTCAATTTTTCTTCCAAATCCGGCACATTGGCCATGGCATTCGCCAGCTCATCGGATAATTCCTCTCCCAGCTCTTTCGCTCTTTCCTTATATGCTTCCGCTATCTCCTTGGCCTTATCCAACTCCTCCTGGGTTATCTCCAGCTCTGTCTTCTTGTAGTCAAATGTCGTATCTCTTGGCTTCACCTTGATAGGAGCGGCGAACGCCCGGGCATTAAACTGCATGGCCGCTATGAACCCGTCCGCACTGTCCCCTATACCTTTTATCCCGGCAACAGCCTTAGCCGCCTCTATTGAAAGTGAAACGATGTTCTCGTTAAGCTGTTTCTGGGACAACACACCCTTTGCCTGCTGGTTCTGGGCTTCCTTGACTCTTTCGTTGTATTCCTTCTGCACCCTCTCGAACTCCACAAGGGCAGCATTCCTATCACGGTTGGATACGGCCTCATCCGCAGCGGTCTTCAATGCCCGGTAGTATTCACTTTCAAGGGTCTGCTTATCCCTCGTACCCCTCGCCTGGGCATACATCTTTATATTCAACTCACCTAACGCCTTGTTGTATTCAGCCTGGGTAATCTTACCTATTCCCAATTCAGCGTTCAGTTCCTCCAATTCTCTGTAGTAGGATTCCTGCTGCTTTTGAAGGGTAGTCTTCTTCTTTGATTTGGAGCCGGACAAGTCATCAATAATTGTTGTCTGTGTATCACTTTTAACCACATATCCCACAGCATCCTCCAAACGTTTGTTCACATCCTCCAAGACCTTGGCGTTCTGTGCATATTCCCTTACTACAGCATCAATTTTAAGCACGTCCTTCCCCTCTCCGTGAAGAAAGTCTATCATCCTATTATATTCTCCCTGGTCACTCTTCCGAAGACTGACCAGGTCCTTTATACTTTCCATCCCTAATCCGGAAGGCTCTACAAGTCGGCGCTGCCCCTCCTCCATCTTCACTTTCTTTCGAGTGAGATAGTCAGCAGTAGCAGTGGCCTCCAATAATTTAATACGTTTGGCTATTACATTATTAATGTTCTGCTCCTTGGTTATCTGCTGACCGACAATACCCTCTATGCGCTTTTGGTATTGTTCTTGTAACTTCTTGTTGTCCGCTGCCTTATTGTACAACTCTTGCAACACACGCAACTGAGCCACCTCGGCAGAAGTGGAGGACAATGCACCGGCAACTTCCTTTTTATAGTCAGCAAATATATTTTTAATGCGAACCGCTTCCTTGCGAGCCTCAACCAGATGGCTAACGAGAGCAGATATACCGGAAATTATGGCTATCGGCAAAAAAGACTTAAGCAAGCCCGTAATGGTGCGCCATAACTGTACAAACCCGAGTTTTATTGATTTCAGAGACTTTGCCCATGTGTTTGAAGTCTGTACAGCGGCTGCGTTTTCCGAAGCAGCCTTCGCTATATCAATGGCTTTCTTTTCCGCTAACACCGCCTGATTCAAAGCCCTTTCAGCAGCCGCCAACTGTTTTTTTGAAGCCAGTCGCTTGTTGTTCTCTATAGTTTCATAATCGGTAAGTGTTTCTTGATAAGCCTTTTCCGCTGCAATCCTTGCTTCCGTTGCCTTCTTCATCTGCTCCTGAGCAACCGCATCCTTGCTTATGGTAGTATCTATAAGCTTCCAGAATTGGGCGAAGTATTTCGTGACAGACAAAAGCAACTTACCGCTGATAATTCCGATTATGAATGTGAATATCCCACTTATCTTACCTTTCAACGAGTCCAGTGCTCCGGCCAGCCAATCAACCAAAGACTTGTACTTTCCCTGGACATCCATGCTGTTCACAAGTTCTGTGAATATATTCTTGAGCCGATTGACGGATGTCTCCAGATTATTCGTATCCACATTGGGAATCATCTCATTCAAAGCGTCCGCAAACTTCGGAAGTACATCAGCACTCATAAGCTTGCCTTCCTTCAGCAGCTTATCGAGACCCGCAACCGAGGTGCCTGCGGCCTTTGCCATTGCCTGCAAAGCAATAGGCAGGCGTTCCCCCATCTGCAAACGAAGCTCCTCAGAACTAATCTTCCCCTTGCTCATCATCTGGGATAAAGCCAAGAATACCCCGTTGCTGTCCTCCGCACTCATACCGAAAGCTGTAACGGCACGGGAAACCGACTCGAATATTTTCCGCTGCTCCTCCATGGACATGTTGGAAACGGAGGCAGAAGCCGTGAACTTGGCGAAACTCCCGGTCAAAGCGTTAATCTCAAGACCGTATTTCTTTGCCATGTCAACCAGAAAGCGCTGGTTGTCCGCATACTGGGACATGCCCCCCGAAACATTCTTCAAGGCAGTAGTAACCCGATTGGTTTCACGGGCCACATCCACAAACCGGGAAACCAAATTACTCAACCCTATACCGCCGGCTCCGAGTGCAGCTGTAAAAGTAAGAAGTTGCATCTGCATTGACTTGAAAGCAGACTTCACCTGATTGGTTCCCTTCTTGAAGTTCTCGGTGAGAAGGTTTATTGCGATACTGAAACTTAGTTTTCCAGCCATAATCTCTTTCCTTTCTTTAAAAATTCCTCAAATCTTTCCACCTCCGCGTCATTTATCCCGGTCTCTTCTCCGGAATTCTGTTCCCACGGGAAAGTGATAAGGTCCTTAGCCCCGTTCTCCATAGCCTTTGCGTCTATGTGCGGAAGTATTGTAAGATAAGTCCACAGCCGCGCACTCTCCATCTCGTCCTTCTTCTTGTTCTCATAGGCTTCTATATAAAGCGGCAGGTCCTGCAATTCCATCTCATTCAAGGCATAATGGGCATCAAGACCGGACAAGATGAGTGTAGCAACTATGTTTCCTATGGTTTCCGGTCTGTCATCATCGTTTCCTCCACTTCCGGCATTCACACTGCTGTGCCTGAACTGGGCCATGACAGATATAATCCTTCCCAAAGAGACAGACATTTCCTCCATAACCTTATCGTTTGCCAATACCAGTTTAAAGACCTCATACTTATACGGCACCTCGAAACAGTCAATAGACATCGCATACAACAAGGTCTCCATATCCTCCCGGTCTGAATAATCCATCAATGAAAAAGACTTCCCGCGCATCTGTTCCCAACGAATAACGGACTTTATCGTCAAACGGGTAAGTCCAATCTTTTTAACGGCTTTCTTTTCAATCGGCATGTTCTCTCTATCGCCTTTCATTTTTTCGCTGATTCCAACAAAGAGGTATCCGACAAGAAGTATTATGATTCCAAATAAAATTATCGCCATAACTATAAAGGTAAAGGTTTCGGGATTTCGTATTATCATTATTACAAAAGGCGGCCATCATAGGACCGCCTTCCGAATATACGTTTCTGGTTTGCTACTTTAACCTCCTAGTTCTGATCCGGCTACTTGTGCCAATCCGCCAATCCCTTTAAAAGAGCTGCTGCACTTGGCAATCTGTCCGGCCTCTGACGTGACGGACAAGGATGTAATCATCACCTCACCAGTATAATTCATCTTTTTAGTGTCCTTGTCAAAGGTACCGCCAAAATTATCCTTGTCAGTTGACGATGCCTCACCGAAATAAAAACTGAGAGTTTCACTGGCGATCTGTTTTGCCAACAAAGTATCAAAACTCATCGTGCCCTCCTTACGCGTCACCAGTGACTCACTGGATATAGTGTAACTCTTCTTCCCGGGCAAAGACCCGGACCAGCTCCCCATCATCTTATTGGAGATATCAATCTCTTCTGTCGTAACCTCCATCGTTGCCGTAGAGGCGAATGCAATCGGCTGATCACCGACAAATACGAAAAGCTCACCTCTGTAGATGTCTGTTCTTGAATCCAATTTTGTTCCCGCCATAATTATCGCTGTTTAATTGAAAATTGTAATACCTGAATAAATTTCTTATCAATGAAGTCCTCCGTGGAGTCTTCAAGCTGTATACGCATATCCGGATCCTTGAAGTCACCGGACAAAGTGTCATAAATCAAAGAAGCGAGACTGTTGCTTCTTACATAGGATTCGCTGACGGCAGTCAGATAAAGAACGGATACCTGGGTGGCTACACCCATCTTCGTATATTCCTGCTTCAACTCGTCACGCTGATATACAATAAAATCACCAACCGTATCCTCCGGTGCCATTATCGGAAAAACCCTTTCCCCGACAAATCCTTTTATCTCCTCGTTCTGAAGGAGGAGAGACCGGATTTCAGCGGTTATCTTGAACATGTTCATTTTTTAATCCCTCCTTAACATAATCCTATAGATAGCTCTATCTATTCCTTCCATGACCTTATTCATTGCTTCCCTCCAATCTTGCTCTGCCGTATCTGACCAATATCGGCTTCCCGGCATTACGCCAGATGTTCCTGTTATAGGGTGTGGACGTTCCCTTGTTCCTAAATCGACAAGATGTGAATGATGCCCCTTGCCAGTAAATCCAATGAGTGCCCCCAATGACCTTCTTTTTACACGAACTTGAAATGCATTATATAAATTATGGGCGGCCAATACTCTTTTCCCGGCAGATGTCAGTCTTCCCGATTTTCCGACAAACGCTTTATAATTCCTCTGTTTGAGTCTATTCTTTCCACGCGTCTTTAATAGATTACCTCCAGACCTAAGACCTGCACGGATAGCCTTATCCTTCTCAAAGTTTTCAAGTTCTGCAACTCTACGTTCTATCTCGGCTGCACCTTGAACGGTCAGGGTAAACATTCCTCCCTGCCCCTTTCTTCTGGCTTCTACATACTTACCATATATATAGTCTCGTATGCCTCTTGTACCATAATTCATACATCCACCTTTCTCATCGTTATTGTCAACTCATTGCCGTTAGGCTCAAGCATCTTTATCTCCCAGGTACATCCGGCATACTCCACACGGCATCCGTACTTGATTTGAGGATACTTGCGCGTCTGCATGACAATCGTCTGGTTCACGAACTGCTCATAAGCGGTATCTTCCTTTGAAAACAGTGTCTGCTTCTTGCGTGAAGCCCGGCAACGGAACACTTCCCTATAGGACTTTTCCACAGAACCCATCTCGGAGACTGTCTCCACCGGTTCCTTGAACACAAGCGTATATTTCAGTAGTCCAGCTCTCATCCCGCATAGTTCCGATAAAGCGCCACAAGGTGCGAATAAGACAACGGCACTTCCGATGTCTGGGCGAAAGCCACCGGCTCGCGGTTGGCATAGAACTGCCCCACCATCAGAAGGATACACTGACGGAGAGGCGCGGGAATGTCCTTCCCGCCTTCCTCCACCAATGTATCCAGCTCCACGCAAATATCCTTCGACACAACTACCTCAGCCGCCTCAATGAGGCCGGATATATACTCGTCATCATCCGTGAACTCCTGCTCTACATTGAGATGACGCTTGGCCAGTTGCAAATCGACGTATGCCATATTATTTCATGGATGCTATGCAGAACGACTCCTTGCGGATAAAGCCCATATTCCAATATGAATTGGTAATCAGTCTCACTGTACCCTTCAAGGCCTGGGTGTACGGATCAACCAGTAGCTCTATACCACCCCATTGACCGATAAAGTAGTCCGCCCAGTTACCGAATACAATACCGTATTCATCCGAACCGTCACCGATACCTTTCGGCAGATTGTTGGTTCTGAGTGCACGGTAACCGTTCAACTGGCCGTCACCGTTACCGGTAAAGATGAAACCACCCGCACCGGAAGCATCCTTTACCTTTGTCTTGGCCTTTCCGACAAGTGCCGGGTGCAGGATATAAGACAAGTTGCCGAACAAGGCATTCTGCACGTCGGCATTGGTCTCCATTGCGACAATCTGTGCCCAGGTCATATCTCCCTTAATGGTAGAGTCAAGCGTGCCAAACATGCCGTCCGGCGTATTAGCCACGCTGGTTTCCTTGCTGAATGCTGTCTGTTCAATCTTCTGGGCGATGGCTACAGCTATAGCCTGACGGATATACGCCTCGACGGAAACATTCTCCTGAACAAGCAACTGCTTGGAAATGTCCACATAAGCTGTCAGACGCAAAGGCTTGAACAAGTCTCCCTTGCTGAACGCGCCGGCACCGTCTTTTGCATCGGCATTTTCAGCCTCCCAAAACACATTGGCGCCAGAGAATTCCGGCCAGTAGATATTCCCCTGCAATCCGGTCATGAAACGGGCGCCGGCACGGGACAACACAAGAGCTGACTGCAAAGGCAGAAGCATCTCCTGCTGTTCCTCGTCAATGACAACTCCCGTTGCCGTTTCGGTAGCCGCCGTAAATGCGGCACGCTTCTCCACGTTCACGGGAACTACAATGCTGCGTCTGTCCGCCATCTGAACTCCCGACATGTTGTGATGCGTAGTGGCAGCCTCAATAACTGCCGCCTCAACATCGTTCTGCTGGCTTCCGTCCACCATGTTTGCGATGGCACGACGCAAGGAGAATCCACCTTGCGGCTGATGAGGACGTCCCTTCTGACGGTTTTCCTCTTCCCTTTCCGCAATTTCAAGGTTGATTTCGGCCATACGGCATTGGTTTGCACCAAGTTCCTCGTTCTCCTCGGCATTCAACTGCCGTTTCTCTCCCCTGGCCTTTTCAATGATAGCCTTTGAACGAGCGGAAATCTGTTTCTTCTCGTCCTTCAATTCTGTAATACTTTTCTCTTTCGCCATAACATTAAATATTTAATGATTTTTCAATATTTGAATAATACTCTTCCATGTCCTTCTCCTTCAGGGAAAGCAAGTCGGCCTCCGCTTTCTCTTTCCCTCTCAGGTATACCGAAGTCTTACTGTATGCCGCATTGTACACCGGAGAAATATCGTACAGATTACCGACTTTATGTACAGTACGTTTCCAGGAACCGTCCTTTTTCTTTTCCCATGTATCTTTTTCCACATCGAAGCAAAAAGAGCTTTCACTGACCTCGCCCCGACGAATATTCTCCAGCAACTCCTCCCCCAAAGCCGTTTTTGGGGCCTCGAACCGGTATTTCAATCCCTTTTCGTCTACCGTCAGAACTAAAGAGCCCTCACCATACTTGCTCCGGGCGAGTATCCCTCTATTTTCACTGTGGTTCATCAACGCGAACACGTCGCTTTGGGCTATGACTCCTTCCAGAGCTCCTCTCTCTATGACCTCCTCGAACGAAAGGCCGTCCGATGCCACACCGAAAAGAAGGGCGTACCCTTCCACGGTTCGCTTCTCCTCGCATTCTCCGGTCAACTGCACCTGAAAAGCGGTATTTCTGACTTCTTTTTTTTCGTCCATAATCCATGTTTTACTATCCAACCAGAAAAGTGTCAGACAAATGGCTACTCTAAAATATTTTTTTTCGCATTTTTAGTCTTTTGCGTATCATCCACCCCCACTCACTACATCGCCTTTCCCTTGTGCGCCCGGAATTTCTTTCACCGCATTACCTAAAGTCTGTACATTCACCGGAACAAAAGCCTCGTCGCCATTTTCCTTCCTCGGAAGATTGCTTTCCCTGCGTATCTCATTCGGAGTCGCGCCCCCTGAATAAAACATATCTTTCCAATAGGCTGCCTGAGCCGCCTTATCCGTACGTAATATCGCCGAGGTGTCGAATTCCGCCAATATATGCCCCCGCTCGGAAGGCAGGAAAACCTTTCTGTTGATTTCCAGCTCCATCTTCGTAATTACCGCCAAGACCGTATCCGTCAGATACTGCAGTTGAGTGGCTTCAACGGTGGAATAGCTCGATTTGGACAAGTCGAATGCCTTGACCGGAGAGACAGAGAAGAACCGGCATATGTCCGTCACATTGAACAACCTGCTTTCAAGGAGCTGGCAATCCTTAGGAGAAACAGTAATAGGCGTATATCCCATGTTGCCCTCCAGAACCGCTATGCCATTCGGGTGATTCTCCATCCGGTCATACCACACCTGATAAATCTCATCCCGCTGTTCCTTGTTCAGCCTTTTCCCCTCAACCGTCAGGATGCCGGAAACAGAGCCGCCCGACTTGAAGAAGCCCGCCGCATGCTCCTCGCTGCTCGTGGCTATGTTCAAGGTCTGTCTCGCGTGGGTGAGGGTGGATACGCCGACTATGCCGTCATAGGAGAAGTTCAGCACATGAATCATGTCCTTCGGCTCGACAAGCTCCTTAAATCCGGTCACCTGATAGCGCTTGCGCATGACGCCCCTTCTGTCGGTAATCCACTGGATTGACACCTGGGTTGTCGGGATATAGACAAGCTGCTGCACGTTCAGATTATTGTCCCGTTCAATGTAGGCATACCCGTTCCCAGTGAGGAGAACAGACACCATGAGTGTTTTGAAGAACACAAACCTTGTCATGTTCTCGTTCGGTTCCAGATCCAGCAACTGATAGGCCGGATGCCCCTTAAACTCCGACTTGAACCCGTCATTGTCCAAACGGTACGTCTTGAGGGGAAGCACCGCCACACTGTCGGAAATAAGATCCACGCATCTGTACACCGTGGACAGAAGCATCGGCATGCTTCGGCTCTGCAGAATGGACGGTCCAGCCGGATACCCCCATGCCGGTATACGCGAAAGTTCCTGCTTGCCCGCACGTCTGGTTTCCTGCTTGCCGGTATCCTGCTTGCTGGTACGCCCGATCTCAATGTTGGTATATGGTATTTTCATTTCTGTGATTTTTCAGAACAACCAAAAAAGTGTCGGACAAATCAATAGAATTCCCCGTAACGGGGTGAAACAAGATACACGCCCAGCGCCTCGAGCATGCTGATAACACCGTCTATCTTCTTTTCCTCAAACTGTTTGGACGGCTTGGTGTTCCCGTTGCGGTCGCGGGCCATGACCACGTTACGGAAGCAGTGCCGGTTTATCACGTTATTGTCTATCACCGCCTTTCCGGACAAAAGCAGACGCTCCATTTCCTTGGTCGGACGGTTGAAATTGCCGAGCACCTGGCTGAACGGCTCCATAGGCAAGCCCTTCTCCTCGGCATTGATGGTGAACTGCGTGGCGTTCCACGTATCATACGCTATCTTCTGGATATACACTTTGTCCCTGATATCCATAATGTCGTTAAGAATATAATCGTAGTCTGTGACATTTCCCGGTGTAATGGTTATCAGCCCCCGCCTTCTCCACTCACCATATAACTCCTTGAACCGACGCTCTTGCAATGCCGTTTCCGGCAGATAATACCTCACCTTGAAGTAGTATTTGTCCTCCGTGGGAAACATGAAAGCGGCGCATGTCAGGTCGCTTGTACTCGAAAGGTCAATCCCCATGTAACAGTCCATATCACGAAACTGTCCAAAATCAATATTAGCGGAGGCGTTCAATATATAATGGTCAGGAATCCATACGGTTTCCGCATCACACCACATATTGATGTTCTTCGTCTTGACGCCGACCTCTTCCGAAGGGGAATTCACCGCTTTCTGGACCTGCTCCCTCAAGTACTTCATCTTGACTGTAACTCCCAAATTGGGATTACTCTTGGGCCACACCCTTTCATCCTTCCAGTCATCTCCTTCATCCAACGCGTAAATCAGCGCAAAGAGAGTATCGTCCTCCTTCAGCCCCTTAAGCACTTCCGTACACATTTCCCGGAACTGGTAGCAGGGTCCCAGTTTGTCGAATCCCGCAGTCGTAATGATGACAGACATCGGGTCGTCCCGCATTCCCTGCCCTGACTGGAGCACATCCTTCAAGCCGGAATTCTTGGCGGCATGGTACTCGTCCAGCAGGAACATGGACGGGTTAGGACCGTCCAATTTACTAGAATCGGCAGCCAGCACCTTCAGGAAAGAAAGAGTCCGGTCAAAATTTATCTGGTCACGGAAAGATTCCAGATAGCGGTGCTTCGGATCAAGTCCCGACACGAAGTTCCTGCACATTTTGAAACTGACTTTCGCCTGGTCCTTACTATTGGCCGCCAGATAGACCTCCGCTGCTGACTCCCCGTCAGCGATAAGATGATATAAACACAAGGCAGCGGCAAAAGCGGACTTCCCATTCTTACGGGCCATCTCGATGTACACGGATGAAACCAGCCTGCACCACACCCCGTCCTCTTCCTTCTTATAGAACCCGTAGATGTTTGCCACGGCAAACTCTTGCCACGGCAGCAGCTTAAAAGGCTTTCCCGCATGCCTGCCGGTATAATGGCGCAGCAGGGCGATGAACTCAATGGCATAGTCTGCCCGTTCCTCACGAAACTCAATGTCGTCCCGTTCAAACAGAGAATAAAACCGTTCAACCGCCTGCTTTATGAATTCCCCTACCAGAACCTTACCGTCCCTGACATCGGCCGCATACTGATAATACCCTTTCATCGTCTCTCACGGGCTCCTTTCTTGAGAAAATTATCCAGAGGGGAATCTTCTTCCTTATCTGATTTCAGCGATTTGATATTGCCCCGACTCTTTATGGTCAGACCGTACTCAGTCATAATCTTCATGACCTGGGCATAATTTTTTGTAGCGATGTTTTGCGCCGGATTGGCCGCTTTCTCGTACTTAATCATAACTACCGGTCCTTCTTCCAGCAGAATATCAGTCGCCTGCAAGTACATCTCATAACTTGTGGCAAGCATACGGAGAGCGCCAAGGTCTATATTCTGGATAGCCTTGCGGGCATTCAATTCCCTCACAACATCACGCATAAACTTCTGGGTTTCATCCGAACAACCCTTGGGCATTATGAATTTTACCATAGTCTGTTTTTCACTGTAACCATAAGAATGTCTGACATTCTGAAATGTTAATATTTTAACAGATTCAAAATTCTAAAAATTGCCGTGCGTGTGAAGAAGGGTCGGGTGAGGTTTCGGCGAGATAGAGTCCTAAAAAACAGCCCCCTATCCCCCCTATGGCCACATGAATCGTGCAATGGCAGTCATCTGTAAATCAGCTACATACAAAAAGCCTCATCCTTTATCCTTTACGGGCAGAGTAACAATGATTGTAGACTACCGTTTAAATATTTCTTTTATTATGTATCGCCTGATGGCACCGCTTGCATAGGCTCATCAGGTTGTCAAAGTCATAGGCGAGGTATAGCCGTTGCTGCGGGTCATCCGTACTCATGAACGAAGTCAAGTGATGTATATCCTCGGCGGGAACGGTCCTGCCCTCACTCTCGCATACCTCACACAAAGGGTTGCAGGCGAACTTCCACGCCCTCAACCTGCGCCATCGTTCTGAATTATAGATTTTCCGGCGTTCGGCGTCATACCGGTTATTATCCTTCGTCCTCTTCTTTTCGGGTTTGTAAATAGTCGGCATAAGTCACTTTCTTTAATTGTTGCGCGTCATTGACTGTCTGGAACTCTATCATCCTATAACGGTAAAGGAAATGCTCTATCAAGGCACCGTCCGTCTTGCATCCGAGCGATTCGGGATCCTGGATAACATACAGGACGGTATCCTGGAAGATGTCGTCGTACCCCCTGGAATCAAAGCATGCCTGCGACTGCCGGAAGCATAAGGCACGCAGCTTATGGTAATTGCGCCCTACGCTTTCGGCAACCTCCGGATAGAAATCACTTTTCTTGTATCTGTCTCTCATCAATTTTCAAGTTACCGGATTCATCTGTTATCTCGTCTATCCCCTTCATTACCAGACTGCGGACAATTACCGATACCGTCACGCCAGTCTTCTCCGACAGTTCGTTCAGAATCATCCATATCCTTTCATTAAACCGGATTGACATTCTTCTGCTTGCCATATCAAGTCCTCCTATACTTTTCAATTCTTGCCTTAACCGCTCGCATCAGGGCCTCCTGCTTGTCTATCTTACCGTCCAGAGCCCTGACCACATCCTCGTCAATAGTCCCTTCGGCAATCAACTTGTGGATAATCACCGGTCTGAACTGCCCCTGCCGATACAGACGGGCGTTGGCCTGCAGATACAGCTCGGAGCTCCACGGAAGGCTGTACCATACGATTATGTTTCCCCCGGCCTGCAGGTTAAGCCCATGCCCCGCACTCGCCGGATGGGCCAGCAACAGCCGTATCTCCCCCCTATTCCACGCTCTGATACACTCGCTGCCGCCAATCTCGACCGGGCGATATGTCCTGAGTCTTTTCTGTATGCGGTACAGGTCATGCTTGAACGCATAGAACACAAGGACCGGCTGTCCGTTGGCCGCCTCCACTATCTCCGCAAGCGCCTCCAGCTTCTCGGCATGTATCTCATGCACGCCGCGTTCGGAATCGTATACTGCGCCATTGGCGAACTGCAACAGCTTATTGGACAATGCGGCCGCATTCAAGGCCGAGACATCCCCCGTCTCTTCTTCCGGCAAACGGAGTATCTGCTCCTTCTCGAACTCGATATATTTCTTCATGTTGGTCTCTGACAGCCTTACCTTCACATCCCGGTCCATACGCTCGGGAAGCTCCAGATAGTCCTTTGCCTTCATGCTTATGCAGATATCCGATATCTTATCATATATGGCCCGCTCGCTGCCGTCCAGCGCCCTATAGTCGAACACCACCTGACCGTTGGTTCTCCCCGGACGGAAATACTTCTGTCTATAGCCCGTTATCGTTTTGCCGAGGCGCTCCCCCATGTCCAGAAGATATATCTGGCTCCAAAGGTCCATGAGTCCGTTCGGCGCCGGCGTACCCGTCAAACCGACAACCCTTGCCACTTTTGGACGCACCAGACGCAGGGCCTTGAACCGCCTTGCTTTTGCCGACTTGAAAGATGACATCTCGTCAATGACCACCATGTCGAAAGGGAAATATCCCTGCCAGTAGGAAACCAGCCATTCGACGTTCTCCCGGTTAATGATGTAGACGTCCGCATCGGTCTTGAATGCCGCAATCCTCCGTTTCTCTGTTCCCAAAATCTTACTGACTCTTAGTCCTTTCAGATGTTCCCACTTCTCCACTTCGTCACTCCATGTCGTTTCGGCGACCCGTTTAGGGGCGATCACCAAAACCTTACTGACCTCAAAGTATTCATCCATAAGTTTCTTTATCGCCGTCAAGGTTGAGATTGTCTTTCCAAGACCCAGGTCCAGAAACAAGCAACACGCCGGATGCTCGATTATATATCGGACGGCATATCTCTGGTACTCATGCAAATTACTCTCATTCATGGCTCACCTCCCTCAAAAATTCGTCCAACGATTCCTGATTGTCGATTACCCGCACATCAAAGCCCAACTTCCGCAGCTCTTCCATCGCTTTCTCCTGCAGAAGAGTGGGCTTCTTACCCGTCGATTTCAACTCGACGAAATAAATCCGCCCTCCCGGCATCAGAACGATTCTGTCCGGAACGCCCCGGTGATAGGGCGAGGAGAATTTCAATGCGACGCCGCCAAGGGCCCTGACACCCTCACGGAGCTTTTTTTCTATTAACTTCTCATTCATGCCCTATCCTCCACTTCCGCTATACGCCGTAACTTGCCCGCGACGTCAATACCCGGCTCGCCGGTGGGATACGCGCCGGCACCTTCCATGCGCGCATAAAACTCGACCCGTGCGGCCAATGTCACTTTTTCCATAATTGTGAATCTGCCAGGAAAGACCAGCTCCACCAATTCCGCACATTCACGAAGCGCCTTTAACCGCCTCAAAAAATCCTCTTTTTCTACATGTTCCATTTTTTTACTACTCTTTAAGAATATTCAGCGCCCTAATGACCCTTGCGAATTCCTTTATCTTGTAATTATTACGTTTAGCATACAATTTATATGCTTTATATATGCTAATCCTATATTTTCTATTATTTATTATATTTACTGGGTCAATTAATATATAATATATAAATAGATAAATATCAACCAGTTACAAAGACCCAATCATGACCCAATCTATAAAATCGTACTGGGCTTATCGGGTCTCTCCATTTTTTGACGGGGTCACTCATCAAACAGCGAATTTGTAAAACAATCCGAATCATATACATTTTCCCTCATCCATCCGCGTTGCCTGCCGTAGCCGATATCGGGCAGCTTATTGTCCCTGCATGTCTTGGCCCACCCTTTTACGGATTTCATGCAATTGGATATGCGCATCCGCTCGGCTTTCCCGGAAATCCCCTTGATACCCAGCTCCACACATTCGTTCAGTATCTCGGGAATTGATATGCTGTTACGCACAATCACGCCATCGGCATTCAGCGGGTCGCTATAGAGGAAATAATCTCTCCTCTGCGCGGTGTTTCTGTCATTCCAGTCAACCGGCAGCTTCTTGTCAAGGAACGCCTCGATGATTCCCTGCCACTCGTCCGCCTGCTTGTATTGCTCTTGAACAGCCAGCAGGTCATTCTCCAGCCCCATAGGCAGCGATAGCGCCAACCGTTCATTATAGCGGCAGACAGCCTCGGCCCATATCTGCCCGATGACCTCCGGCGTAAGCTCTTCCCATAAATTGTATTTAGGTCGGGCCACCGCCACCTTGACGGGCCAATAACGCCTTTCCCCGGAGCTGTCCCGCAGGAACTGTTCCTCATTGGTCGTGGCAAAGAAAACGTTCTGTCTCAGACGGTGCAGCTCGTTTTTGCCCCATGCCGGTCTGAAATCATCGGCGGTCTTCGAAAGGAAGTTTTTAATGGCCTCCACCTCCGCTTTTCTGAATCCCACCAGTTCGCCTATTTCGATGATGAATTTCCCCCTAAGATGCGCCGCCGCCCGTGCGGCGTCATCGGGTGAGGGCATTGAATTGCTGAACCATTCCGAATTGACAGCCATACGTTCTATCATCGTCGATTTACCGCACCCCTGGGTACCGACAAGCACCACAATCTGGTCATACTTTGTCCCCGGCTCATATGCCCGGTAAACGGCAGCCGTGAACGCTATCCGGGAAATCCATCGGTTCAAGTCTGTATCTTCCGCACCCAGATAGTCGATGAACAAAGTATCAAGACGGGGTACGCCGTCCCATATCAGTCCGCTGAGATAGTCCCTGACCGGATGAAAGGCATTTTCACGGCATATAGTATCAAGGGCGTCGGATATTTTCGGTTTCCCCTCCAGATTCCACGGTTCCCTTGACAGATACAGTCTTAAATTGGCCTCGTCATCATCGCGGATAAACATCTCACAATCATCCTTTTTCCGCCACGGAGGAAGCCTCAAAAGCGCCTTCCGCTCAAAGAACAAGTTATAGGCGAAGCACCCCTTCAGTTTAGGGTCGTTACGCATAATGAGATTGAAGTTATTGTAGGTGGCCCGGAAAACGCCCCTCTTATCCACATCCATCTGCTCCAGCCAGCTGTCGTCCCCGTCACCCACGATACCGGCGAATTCCTCGCCTGCCGCCGCCACCTTTTCCCTCGACATTGCGGAGGCGACATTCCTGTCATTCGCGGCAAGCTCCTCCATAGCCAGATAAGAAGGATACTTGGTGATATTGGTTTTCTTGTCCACATTCACGTCCAGTTCCCCGAACTTGTGAATCCGCACAAGGTCGAAGGCGTTGCACAGCTGACCGCTTGTCGGGTCTGTGCTATGATGGGAAAAAGTGAACAAATCGTCATAGACGACCAGTCCGGCCGAAGTGGACCCCAGAACATAGGTATATCTGTTCTCCATACCGCACGCCTCATATACGTCCGGCAGGAACTCGGCTATGGCCTCGTGGATATTGTACGTACGGCAGAACACACCTACAATACCGGCTTTCTCCAGCGGGTCCGCCTGCTTCTTTATCCTCTGCACGATATCCCTATTGACGCGGTCGGACATCGGCCATTCGGAGGTGTCCCGCCAATTCCAATATGTAGCCAGGACATTGTCGGCTGACAACGCCGGGCCGTCCTGAAAGCGGAAAAAGAATTCCCCGTCCGCGGCGGTAGACGGCCAGTACATCAGACGTTCTGCCTGGTAGGTGGTGTCGTCGAACATCTCGATTCCCATACTCTGCGCAACCCTGCGCCCGATAGCCTCATATTCTTCCGGCGTGACATCACGATCCAGCAGAATGACAAGACGGAGCCTCGGCTTCTCCGGCGTGTGCTTGTGCGTGGAGTACACCAGCGAGGCACAGTCATACATGACGCAGAATATATCCCAGCAATCTGCAGACGCGAAGTCAATGTCCAATGTCAGCAGCCGCCGGGAGACGACATTCTCTTTCCTTCTTTTTCCTCCCCGGAGATAACCGCCGACAAAACCGCCGATGTCCTTTATCTCGTCCTGGCGTGTCTTGGTCGCGGACATATACTCGGCCAGCCTTTCGGCGGTCCGGTGTGTCCCGCTTACTCTTTCGACGAACTTTCCCCAAAACCACTCCTCGTTCTTCCAGTGCGCCTCCTGCCGGCATTTTCCCGTAGCGATGTAGAACACCGCATCCCTTTGTATCTCCATCTTCTTCTCTTTAATCGGATTAAACTGAGTATTCTGTCAAACTCTGACGGTATATCATTCATCGCCCCTCTCCTCATATGTCAGCAAGACTCTTTCACACGGGACGCATTCATGCAGTTTCTCACGTATTCTCTCTATATCCTCCGTATCTATGTCATGCAGAATACAGACTGTCGTATTCCCCGATTTACACTCGGCTTTAGTTACCAGATATTTCATAACTTTACCTCCTCTATTTCTATGTTAGTCACTTTGCCACGACACTTAAACTCAACATTCGTTATTTCCGCTTCTGAAAGTATATTTATCCAACAAGGTGCTGAATTAACAAATTCATTACATAAATCACGTAACGAACATCTTAGACAATCATTGCCCTTTATTCCTTCCATTTCATGCAGCACTCCGTCTATTATTATTCCGTTCTTTACTTCCATGACCTTCTCCTATTCCTTTTTAAGTTTTAAAAACAGCCAATTTTAGTCTTTCAAATAATAGGGCGTCGTATACCCCGCCCCCTTAAGCGGCAGTTCTGGAGCCCAGGGAATAGGAGTTCTGAACACATCCTCCACAGTCTCCAATGACTGGCTGCCGTCATTCCTCGCCTCGATAATGACCTCGTCATGGACATGGAACACAATCGGATAGCCTTTTTTTTCCAGACGTGCCATCGTCTCGGCCAGACAGTCACGGGCAATACCCTGCACGATGTTCTCCACCAGCTTGCCCCCGTATGTCTCCTGTGTTCCCCACTGCTTCGTGGTCTGGTTAAGCCCTTCGTAGGTTATGCTCTTCCCGCCGAATCGGTTTGCGCCGATGGCGGGCTTAGGATAACACAGACAACGCCCGGATGGTAGTTTAATCATGAGCAGCCCCATACGTTTGAAGAAATACAACCCGTGAGTTTCAGACGGGCCTCCCGTCTCGATCGCAGCAGCAGCTGCTCTCTCAACGTCTGACCATAGAGACACGATAGCGGGATTAGCCTTGCGCCAATGGTTGACAATATCGGCCATCTCGGATTCACTCAGCCCTATACGCTCACCGCCCATGGTCTTCATAGCTCCTACTCCTCCCTGGTACCCTAGTGCCAACTCGGCAATCTTGCCCTTCTGCCGTCTCGGGTCGGTCTTGGTTATCTCCTCAACCGGGACGTGGAACATCATGGACGCCGAGGCTTCATAGATTTTCCCGTGAGTACGGAACACCTCCAGCCGCCACTGCTCACCGGCCAGCCACGCAATCACACGGGCCTCTATAGCACTGAAATCACACACCATGAAGATATGTCCCTCCTTGGCGACGAAGGCTGTACGTATCAGTTGGGACAATGTGTCAGGAACGTTACCGTACATCATCTCCACCATATCCAGGTCCCCCTCCTTCACCAGCTGGCGTGCATAGTCCAGGTCGGGAAGGTGGTTCTGAGGCAGGTTTTGGACTTGAACAAGACGCCCTGACCATCTTCCGGTTCTGTTAGCCCCGTAGAACTGCAGCAGGCCGCGCACCCGGCCATCAGCGCAGGCAGCCGTAGTCATAGCCTCATACTTCTTCGTCGATGTCTTGCCCATCTCGGTACGAATCTCCAGTACCCTTCTCACCGTATCATCGTCAGTAGCCTTCAGCATATCGGGAATGTCCTTCTTGCCTAACGCCTTGACGGTGCTTCCGGTCTGTTCCCCCAGCCATGACTTGAGCTGTGCTACGCTGTTCGGGTTTTCAAGCCCCGACAATTCGGCTGCCTCAACGGCCAGTCTGCCCTTATAGACATTATCCATATGGACGGCATGGTGCACGAAATCCATATCCAGCAATACGCCTCTGTCGTTGATACGTTGGTCAATCACATAAAGCTCATGTTCGGATGCGGGAATCTTGAATCCCAGTGTCTTTCTTCTGATTCCCTGCTCTACCTCAACATCCTTGATGCAGTATAGCTTGAATGTATCCCATTTGTCGGGGGCATGTTCCGGCAGGTTTCTCGTCCGCCCGCCGTTGACCTTGGTAGGCTTGCATGGGCAAGAAAAGTACTTGATGAGTGCTTTCCCCTCTGACATCTTCTGGTCCTCCAGATTCAGCACCTTTCCGGCTTGCGCCAGGCTTAATGGCAATCCGAGCATGGCGCACCGCACCATAGTGCACTCCCACTGTTCTGGCTTAAGATGGATACCGTAATACCGCCCGATACACGTACGTTCGAAGGATGCGTTAAATGCGGTTTTCAATACCGTCTCATCCGTCAAGGCGTCGAATATTCTCTCAGGCAGCTTTTCCCCCGATGCGAGATCCACAATCCGCACGGGACCGTCATTGACGGAATACGCAAACAGAAGAACGGTAAAATCATCGGCTTCGGCATATCTGTATACCCCACATGAGGAAATGTCCTCGCTGCTGTAGGTCTCTATGTCTATCCCAAGCGTCTTGATAGGCTCACGGTCATTGGCAGCGGCCTGGCCATTCAGCCTAATGGCAATTTCAGTACATATAAGGGAAAACCCCTTATGCAGCTTGACATTATACCTGATAACTACGGGGGACAACCCGATTAGCTCGCTCCAAGTCTCGAAAGTTTCCGGATAAGCGGTCGCGACCGTATTCAAATGCTGAAACTCGGATTCAGTACAATCCAGTCTGACAAAAAGCTCTCCGGTATAAAAATTGTCCAGATACCTGGCCAGTACGAGAAACGCTTCGGTCAACTCGGCGCAGTCCTGCTCCGAGGCATCCTGCCGGTAGCGCCGGATAACCTCCGACGCCACTCCGGCAATCTGCTCTTTACTGATATTAGAATAGGTCATCTGTACCGTCATTGGAAGGTGCCTCGAAAGGCACGTCAATATCCGCAAAATCAGCCTCGGCGGTGGAGCGTCCTCCGAGCGGCTCGCCGTCCTTGGTCTTCATGAGATTGTTCAGACCGCAGGCAATCCCCTTGTTGCCGTTCGTATTGAACGCGTAGAAAGTTACGGAGGCATAGCCGTAGCATCCGGAATACAACTCGTCCTGGTCCGTAATCGGTTGACGGCGGGCATCGACGATACCGGGTTTCGTCCTGCAGTTCGCGTTGACAAAATAACAGCCCTTGTACGCTTCATCGTCGGGACGTTCGGCGTCACCGTCACGCAGGGGATTCTTATAAGCCGCTGGTTTCTTTCCCCCGAACTTGCTGCCTATACCGGCATTGAGGGCATTCTGGATAGCCGCCTTAACCAGCCCGACTGACTTGGCATCTGATTTTGGGATGATGAGTGACACGCTGTATTTCTTTTCAGCCCCCTCGCCTATGGCAACGGGTTCCCATACATGCAGATAACTGAACCGTGCCGGTCCTACTACAACTTTTGTTTCTCTAAAATCGTTCATGACATCTAATCGTTTAATCGTTGATACTAATGTTTTCAAAATCCTTCTTCGCATCGTTCAGTTCCGGGCGCTTGTCCGATGCGGGAACAAGCGTCGGTTTCCCTTGCGGCTTGACAACCAGGCTGCCGAGCAAGGCAGCGAATGCTTTCTTGGTAATCAGTTTCTCCATACTGGTGATTGTCTTCAGCTTGGGAGGGTCGTAGATATTCTCCTTCTTGAACCCGTTGGCGATAAGGGTTTCGGCGACTTTCCCCTCATCGGAATAACGCCGTACACTACGTCCTTCCACCAATTTGAATCCGGGGATTGTCTTTCCTTCAAGAGCCGCCTGCAAGGCGAACTCCTCCACCGCATTGATCCAGCTTTTTATACCTTCAGCCCTGGTGAGAATATCAGCCAGCTCTCCATCGGAAAGCAAGGCGACATCGTCGAATTCATGCTCCGCCGCCTTCAGGTTCCGTTCGGCCAATGCCCGGCACTGCGCTTTCACCCGACAGAACTGGCAGTGCTTTCCCGGAACAAAGTCACCCTCCCCTTTGAAAGCGGACGCGGCTGCCGGTTTCAGGACAGCCTCCCCCCAGGCCGCCAAGTCATCAGCCGGCAGCTCATACTCGGATATGCTGTCAAGCCTCGGCTGGTAAATGGTCATCCGTACCTTGTCAATGGCATACATGAACCCGAACATGTCAAGCGCCCCCAGGGCATACAGCATCATCTGCTTGTTCTCCACCGCGGATACCGGCACACCTTTACCGTATTTCAGGTCGATGATGTCCAACGTTCCGTCGGCCAGTATAATGGCATCACCGGTACCGAATCCCTCGGGCACATAGGCTGTCAGGTCTATCTTCTCCTCTATGCGCAGTACGGCGTCGGGAGTTGCCCTTTTTGCCAGCTCGAACTTCTCTTGTACAAATTCCGCATACCCCCTTGCATATTCTTCCATTTCCTCCGAATAGAACTTCTCCGTCCGGAGCTTGGACAAGTGACTTTCGTCACTTCCTTTCAGGATGGCTTCACCGAACTCGTGTGCCAGAGAACCCTCCTGGGCAAAGTCCCCCGCCTTGTCAGGGAACCTCTCCTCAAGCCGCGCGGACGGGGTACATACCAGCCAACGACCGGCGGCAGACGGTGACAATACGGCATGGCTCATAGGGCGTTCAGCTTTTCTATGAATTCCCTGCGCTGCTCCTGGTTAAGTTCAGGAATGCGCTTGACACCGAAACCGTCCAGAATCCCGAAAACCTTTTCCTTTCCGAACTCCTTGGTCTTCGGACCGACTATAGCCCTCATCTGCTCGTCCGATATTTCGGACGGTTTCCCCTCCGTCGGGACGGCGGCCGCGGGTTCCTTGACTGCCGGTACTGCCGGCACCTGCGGTTCCACAACGGCGGAAGGGAGTTCACGTACTTGCGGCATCGCACCGCCTATCGCTGTCGCCAGCGTGTTGACGCATCCCACCAGTGCGGGGGTAGCGTCAAGTCTCACATTCACATTAAAATCCATAATCATTTATCGTTTAAAGTAATACTCCTTTTTTCGCAAGCTCAATCCTTGACTCGAGCTCCTTTATCCGGTCAGCCTTCCTGCAGAGCTCCCTGATATGTCTAGCGGCCTCAATTTTCGTATAAGTGCCATTCGCGAACTCCGACAGAGCCTTACGTGTGAAATCGAAGTCTTCCGACACGTCCCCGAAGGGGTCAAAGGTTGTCACCAGTTCATGGTATATGCTCTCTATCAGGGCATCGGCGGCAAAATCACCGGAATCGAATACCAGCGCCCTGATCTCCTCCAATATCTCATCCCTTGTCCCGGCCAACTCCTGCATCGAATAGGCCGCCTGGGAATACAAGTTCGGGTACATATGGCCCGTCTTGACAGTCTCTTTCATATTGGAAAGGGACGCAAGCAGGGAACGTTCCCCGTCCGAAAGACGTATTTCCGTCGTTTTATGTGTATTTTTTTTATCTTCCATATTTCGTATATAATATTATATTAATGTGTCAATAACTGAGGGAATCGTAGAACTCCCTGCGGTCCAGATATTCCTTCACGACATCCGAACGGGAGCCGCCGCCGATACGGTCGTGGATGTACTGGTATTTCTCGAGGCTCATGCCGGAAAGGACTTCGTCATTGTATTCCACGCGCCCTCCGTACACGCATCCCGCAACAACGGCCATTGCGAGGAGCGCCTTCAATGTGTATTCGGTAGTCTTGTTCATGCCAGCCCCTCCGCATTTCCGGTATCGACCGCGAACCGGAGCACGTCCGAGCCCCTGCACTCCCAACGTCCGAACCGTCCGTCCTCGATTCTCACATACCTTATCTTGTTCTCGGAGGCAAGACGCTCCAGCCGTCTGCGTCCACCGACCAGAGCCGAAGCCTGGGTCTTGGTGAAAGTCACCTTGTCGGCGGCCTTCATGATTTGTTGAAGTCTGTCCATGGCTATCTCTTTTTAGGTTGTCCCTTGCAGTCCAGCCCGAGCAGCGCCAGCAGGCTGTCGAACCGGTTGTCATAGTAATAGGCCTTCTTCACGCCGTTCCATTGTCCGGAAACGCGCCTGTTCTCGCCGTACAGCAGCCCTCCTTCCATCAGGCAGTCGTTGCTGTCCATGAAGCCCTTTTCCCTCATCACCTTGTTGAACGCGTAGACCGGCATGTACACCTTCCGGTCGGCGAGCGCCCTTGACGCCGCCACTGTCAGTCCGGTCTTCCCGACAAGGCTCTCCGTGGTTTTCCCGCTGATGACGAACTCCGCCAGCGCGCCCGCGCAGTCTATCAGCTGCACCTTCAGGTCCTGCACTCCGGATATGCCGAAATCGGCATTCAGCCGCCCGTTACTGTCCTTGAGCAGCTCTGTTATCCTGTCAAGGCACCTGCTCCTGATGTTCGCCAGGCTCATGGGCATCAGATTCGTTTTCTCCGTGTTTACCATATGTCTTTCTCTCCTCCTAAAAGAGAAAAGCCCCACTCCTTCATATCCCTGAAAGTGGCAGTTAGGATAATCCGGAATGAAGCTTTATCAAATGTCTTTTACTGCGGAACTGCCACGTAACCGCTGATTGTGCCGTAAAACATCGGGCATTGATTGGATAAATGAAAAGGACTGCCTATCTTTGCAGTTGTCAGACTTTAAGGATAGGGAATAGGGACGCTTCTCTAACCAGCCCTTTTCTGTAATCCGCTTGCAACGTTTTACGGATGCAAACATAAAGAGTATTCTCATAACACAAAAAGAAATTGTGAGTATTCTCTTTAAATTTTTATTTTATTAACATAATATACTATTAATATGGAAGAGTATCCTACTAAGAGACTTATGCAATATGCCGCATATAAAGGCATCTCTATAAGCGCATTTGAAAAATCAATAGGGAAGGCTCCTAGCTATCTCCGAAATTCAAAAGACATTACCTCGGCAGTTATGGACACGTTAAAGAAGAAGTATCCTGACTTATCTATAGACTGGCTCATTACGGGTAAGGGGTCTATGATTAACAATATTGTACGTCTTAATATAGACAAGGAAAAGGTACGAGACATGCAGAATGTCCCGGACTACATAGAAATTCCGGAACAAGCAAAAGATATTATAGAAAGAGTTCTGCAGGGTACTTCCAAGGATTCAGACAACCCCGTTATGGTTGCCGAACCATCAACAGAATATGGAGAGAATGAAATTAGCCAAGTAAAAGTTGAGACCCGTCCTCGTATTCCGCTTACTGCCGCTGCGGGTTCGTTGTCTAATGCGGCAAAAGGGGTAACTTTGAAAGACTGTGAGCAAATGCCTATTGTCAAGCAATTCCCCTCATACGACTTCACGATGTTTGTGAAAGGAGACAGCATGTCGCCTAAGTATGAATCCGGAGATGAAATCGCGTGCCGATGGATAGACCAGTCACGCTTTATCCAATGGGGGAAAATACATGTGCTGGACACCAGCCAAGGTATAGTCGTAAAAAAGGTCTATGAAGACGGAGAAAAGATTCGTTGCGTTTCCATCAACACGGACTATCCGGCATTCTCCATCCCTAAAGAGGATATATATTCAATGGCCTTAGTCATTGGGGCATTGAACATCTCCGAAATGTAGGACTTGTAAGGTTATAGTGTTATGACATCACCCCATTCACGCCGGACCTCCTCCGTTCTGTCGGGATTCCTATCGATAAAGTCACGAAGCATCGACGCGACTTCTTTTTTCCGGATAGGTTCTTCCTTTGGGGACGGCACCAATAGCTCGGATTTATACCCATGGCTAAAGTCGTTGACAATGCCGCCCGGTATATAGCCGCTCCATTCGCCCGTTATCTGATTATATAATTTCATGAACCATTGGATTTTAAAACAAAGATAGTGATAATATGGATATAAGAGAAACTATAATGAGAATAACTAAGTCTATTAATACCGATTTCGTTAAAGAAAATGGGTATATGGACATTACATATGGCGGACTTGTCATAGGGCGAAATCATGGCAAAGAAGGAGGAATATTATTTGCAGCCCCAACAGAGAATGCCGACAAATACAAACTGGTAGCCGAAATACAACATGGGGAATACGTAATGAGTCCGTTTGCAACTTTATTGTATAAGGATAGGCTCGTAGAAATTAATAATGATAAATCAAGTAACCTACCGTTTAGCTATTGATGACATACGAAAATTGAAAAATGTATTCTTTTTGGGAGACACGTCCATGATATTAACCACTGCCGCAATAGCTCCGCAATACGTAATCAACGATAGGTCGACGGCCAAGTATTTGCTTGAGTTAGAAACAATCAATAACAGAGCAGAAGAAGAATTCAATCGCATGAAACAATAA